TTTAGAAATCAACGCCGCTGCCGCTCCCGAAATTAGCACAGCCCCCCAAAATAAATTAAAAATAAAAGATATATTAAAAAATACAATTAAAATAAAATAATTATATATTATATATAATGAATACAAATTTACACATTCTAATTAATTTTATATCAATTGTTCTAATTTTAACTCTAATTACATATGTTCTAAAAACCAATAACAATATTAATATTTCATATGAACAAATTTTAGCAGTTGGTTTAACAGCCGGGCTTGTATATCTTATTATTGTTTATTTATCCAAAGAATCATTTATTTCAATGCCTTTAAAATATTATGACGATACTAAATAAATTAACCTTTAAATTAACCAGAGCCAACAGGGCATCCAGCACCAACATAAGGCGCAGGCTCAGCCGCTACGTGAGGCAACTCATCTTCCAGTAGCGCACCAGTATATAAATCCTTTGCCTCAACACGTGAGTAAATTGAAGGTTCAGCATAGCCATCTTCTGCAGGGTCGTGAACATCTTGCGGCATATACAACATAACAGTCTTATGTTTATCATCTAGGTTAAACCTAAATGGGTTACCAGGCACATTACGCGAAATAACAGTGCGAGGCTTAGGAGGCCTATGAACACGAGGCGGCTTCTCAGCATCCTCATCCTCATCCTCATCATACTCAGACTCAGAGCTTGAATCAGTATAATCGGTATCCGTATTATACACAGTCTCATCCTCAGAAGTATCAAAATCCAAATCATCACGCGCACCACCAGCAGCAGCAAGAGAAGTTTCATAAATAGCATCCGAATCAGGATTCATAATGAGCTTGGGCTCATCACAATGCTTATATAGCTCGCAAATTTGATACTCGCGAGACTCACGATAAGCCTTATCACGAGCCTTAATTTGCTCAATCATAAAGTTATAACCAATACGCCGATTGTTGGTCTTGCGATTGTTAATCAAAAACTCACGCACCCTAAATCGTGTTTCCTTGCGACGCAAGAAATCTTGATATAGGTCCTTATCAAATGTTGTCTCATCTTTACCTTCCTCATTATACTCAGTATAAGAACGTGCATCATCATCCTCAACCGTGCCGAAAAACTTATCTTCCACGAAAGGCTTAACAATATCCGTCAAGGCCTTCATCTCATCCGCAGATTCAGGATTAAAATTCAGACGTCCAAGAACAGGGCCATCATAATCAGGCTTCTTAGAAACATAGTTTTGTGTCAGATAATTTAGAGTGTTAAATCCCGGAATATATTCCGTGTTTGGAATATTAAGAAACCGCCGTTCAGCGATTTGCTCAGGCGTCAATGGCACCTTTGGAGGATTCCGTTCAAGATACATCTTCTCATAATCCGGCTCAACTTGCGCAAAACGCACATAAGTCGGATTCTTTGTTAGAGCCTTCTCCTCTTCCAAATTAAATGGAGGAAACTTCTCATCATAAATAAACTCACGCTTACCAACATTATCAATCAAAAACTTGCGAATTGAAGCCTTTTCATCTCGCGACTTCTTAGTAAAATCAGCCAAATCATTCTTACCATAAATCTCACATTCATCAAGAACAATCTTATCATAATCAACATTAGTCAAACAATAAGCAATATAAGCACCAACAAGATTATATAGCATTACAATATGCGCATCAAATACTACCTTATAAAAAGGGATAATATCATCTACTTCAATAGTTGTCATATAATCAACATACATCTTTGGCACACCAGACTCAATTAAACAAGGCCGGCATTCAAGGTCAGGGGTTGTAACCTCCAAACCACGATTAACGCCAAGCTTCTTATTACGCAGAGGTCTGTGAATACCAAACTTATTAGTAGGATTATGATACATATCCAAAAACTCAATAATCTTAACAATATACTTATCCTCAATATCAAACACTTGGATTATATTAGACTCATCCGCAATCTCACTTAGCTCCTTAATACGCTGCCAATAATTAATATACTCACGATTGAATTCGTGCTTAGTTCCGGTAATCGTCTCCAAAATAATAGAAGTCATCTTTTCAGTTGTTGTAATCTTTTAGCTATATAATTTTCTTAATATTTATAAAATAATTCCATAAATATAAAAAAAATCAATTTTCGAAAAATTCCTGACGCGCAAGCCTTAATCAAAAAACCCCAATTCAATCACTTCTTTACAATTTTCATACTTTTCCAATACTGTTTCAGATAAATATTTCTTATCAATAACTACTTCATATACGTGATTATCAAACCAATCATCCATCATATGAATATAACCAGGCTCACTTTGACCGTGTATACCATATATACGCCCCCAAGAATTTTGTATCTTCCATCTATTAGGATATTTATCATTTGGATTCTTATCATAACCAACAACACACATAGCATGAGTTGCCACACCAGCATACATTGTATGTAAATCCTTCTTTGTTAATTTCAATTTCAAATTTAATAATTTATCATAATCAAATAATTTATCAGATAAAAGTGTATAATCATATGAAAAATTTTGCTCAACATCACAAGCAATATAACAAGGCTCATCATTATCTATACTTTTCATTAATGCTTCTTTAATATCTTCAATTGTTGTTGTATAATTAATTACTAACTCACCATTAATCATATTTGAATCATTTAGTTTACTATATTTCTTATATAATTCAATATGTTCACGTCTATCATCAACTAAACTAATTTTAGCATTTATATCATATAAATTACATACATATTTCTCATAAAAATCAATAGGCGTTAAATTCTCTTTACATACATAGTCTCCCATTTCATCGTGTTTTGGCCTACGTGTTCTATATTTCCAATCAAAATTATCCGCTGGCCTTCCAATAAATTGCCTCAATAAATTATATACATCTTGAATATATTTCTCTTTTATTTTTGGAATTTTGTGCCTATCTTTTACGGCTAATTCACGAATCACTTTATTAAAATCCAACATCTTTAACTTAATAAATTTATTCACTTCATCAGTAATATAACTATTATAACATTCATAAAAAGCAGTTAATGGCACAATACCATATTTTTCTATTAAATTCTTAAAATATCCCCAATGACCACCATCATAAATTACATTTGTAACATTCTCTATATACTTTGGCTCATTAAACTCACTATCAATCATATCAATCAATTTCTCCATATTCATACTTGCCTTCTCTAATTTATCATAAAACGCTATATAACCCGCAGATAACTCAAAATCAAAGTCCAACTTATATTCATTAATCATATAATGTCTTAATATATTTAAACAAGCAAATATCCAACATCTACCACTATGACCTTGATTACTTGTATAAGGGGTTGTTGATATCTCATTACTATATTCATATGATACGTTTTTTAATACATCTCTATTATGAGCAATAAATTCAATTGAAGTATTTGAAATATTCTCCAATAAATTTGTTTTCTTAAAATTCTTCTCATATAATTTAATATGACTCATTTCTAACTCTTTTCTATCCGTATATGCCTTATATTCATTCATATTAACATAATTATCCACTAATTTAGTATTAAGTTTTTTACACATACTTAATATATCTTCAGGTATTACCACATTTGATTTCTTTATATATTTAATTTTATTAATTACACGCTTTTGTTTTTTTGGGGCTTTTGTTTGCTTTTGGGAATTTTTTAGTTTTTGGGAATTTGTTTGCTTTTTAACCATTGTTGCGCAATTATATTTATATATATATATTGTTTATAGCTATATATATATATTTATTTATTTATATCTTGTTGGTCCGTCAATCATCATTGATTTCACATTTAAATATTTCTCCATTTTATTTAATATAAAATTATGGTCAACGTGTCTTCCAAAATATATTCCCTTTGGTTGGTCCAATAACCAACATAATCCGCCTAAAACACCACACATTACTTGAATTACTGTTGGCCCATAATATTTATCTTTTAATTTATTAATTGTATATTTTGTTTCTAATACTGAACCACACCACCATTGTAAATTGTTTTTACATTTTATATAAATACCAATGTTATCTGTGCCTTCAATCTTATTATTATATACATTCATTACATTTACTTTGGTTGAATCATATGATTCTTTATGAATTTGTTTTAATCCTCTATTTTGTATATTTTTATCAGCCTCGGTATTAATATCATACACATAATATACAGTTGGCACAAAATCTTTATATTTTAACATAGTTCCAATATCTAAAATCTCACCGTGATGAATTAAATAACCCGTGATTTCCGAAAAATCTTTATTTCCATTTGATAATTTAACAGCTTTTTTGGTCTTCAAAGTATTACTTTTAATATTTGCTGTATAACATATAGATTTTGCTTTATTATTTACCGAATTTGTTTTTGTTAATAAAATATTATTATCGTCAATATATTTTGCCAACACAGATTTAGGCTTTAATCTTTCAATTTGTTTATCCGGAGTATTACCTAAATAAATCTCAGAACCTTCCGATAATTCGTCTAATAGACCAACAGCCGACCAAGTATTATTAAATATATGACGATTAATATTACCACCTAATTGAGTATCTATTTCACTACAATGTATCTCTTGTATTCCTAATGTATAGGCCAATTTAGCATAATTATTTACATTATATATATTCATATATTTCGCCATATCGTCTAATGCTTTATAGCAAAAACTTGTAATTAAACCAGGATTTGTTCCATATTCAATCAAAAAACGCCCCTTTAATCCCGTTTTTAATTTATCAATTTGTTTATGTTGATGCGAAATTGAATTTAAATATGGACCTTTATTGTTTGTCATTACGTCCGATTCAATACTTGTATTAATATAAAATATTTCGCATTTTGTTAAAAATTTTAACCATTTAATACAAGGCGACCGTGCTGTGCAGTCAATTACAATATCGTCTTTGCTTAATAAATCACCAAAGAATTTCTTATAATCTTTACCTATTTCTTTATGAATAAAATTAACACCCTTTGATATTAATTCCTTTATTGTTACAAATTCAGCTTGTTTATCGTCTTTATCAACAATAAAAAAATCCTTGTTATCAAATTCAAAAAATGTTTGTAAATAGTATGCTATACATTTACCTACACCACCAATTCCCAATAATAAAATGCGTCTTCCTGTAATATCCCTTTTTGGCATTATATATATATAATAATTAAATATTTTTATTATTTGTTATTTCTTATTTCTTATTTCTTATTTCTTATTTCTTATTTCTTATTTAAATTGAAATTATATATATATATATTATATGTGCCATATATGATTAATAAATATGATAAATTAGCAGCATATTGCCAACAAATTATCAAAGATAAAAATATTGAGGAAAAATATTATCCGGAATTTGGGCAAATACCTGATAAATATATTAATTATGAATTTATTAATAAATATGGATTATTATTTATTATTATTGCTTATGATGATTATGAATTAATTAAAATGTTAATATATAATAAAAATATTGATTTAAATGTTTTACTATATAGACCAAGTTTCTGTATTTATACTTATAATGTATTAGATTCTTTATTACAATCCAATCTTATAAATATTAAATTAATTAAATATATATATAAAAGAACTAATATAATTAGCAGAAAATCATTATCTTATTATATTGATTATCATTTAGAAAAAAGTGATATTAAAATAATTAAATATCTAATTAAAAAAGGCGCTGATATTCATTCTAGAAATTGTTTAAGAGAAATTAAAGATTGGAATTGGCATTGGAATTGGAATTGGCATTGGCATATATCAAATTTTAATTATAATCTAAAACATATGTTAAACATATTTTTAAATAATGGTTTTAATTTATATAGAATATATTTTGGCGAAACTAATATTAGCGATTTAAAAATATACAAAAAAATTAATAATGAATCATTATTTAAAAAATTATATTATGTAAGTAAGAGCCATTATAAAAATCTAATTAAATACTATTTTATTATTAATTCAAATAAATATAAAATTGGTTTTATCTTTGTCCCCAAATTATTTTGGGGACCCCAAAATTGATTTTATTATATTAGAATATTAATAGAATATGGAACAATTTTATTATGAAGGGCTTACTAAATATGATAGATTAGCCAATTATTGTAACAACTTTATAAAAGAAAATAATATTCAAGATAAATATTATTTAGAAGATAAGCAAATACCTGATAAATATATTAATTTTGATTTTATTAATAAATATGGAATATTATTATATGTTCTTTCAAACGAACATTATGAATTCGCCAAAATGCTTATATTTTCTAATAAGATTAATTTCTTTATTGAAACAAAATGTGTTGATGGAATAATAAATAATATTATGGTTTATAATTTATTATTAGATTCAAATCCATTATATAGTAATTACAAATTTATTAAACATATTTATAAAAAAACCAATTTTATGCCAAGTTTTTCATTATTTTGTTATCTACAACATTGTTGGGAACAAGAATATTATGAAATAAATATTTGCGCATATTTGATTAAAATAGGCGCAAATATTCACTATACAAATTCATTAAATGAAAATTGTTTTGATTTAATCTTTTCACTTAAAGGCATATACGATTATAAAACAATAAATGAAACAATTAAACTATTTTATAAAA